GCTCGAAGGCATCGAGAAGACGTGCTCAGCGCAGGCAATCGAGATTGCTGCGAAGCGCTTCCAGGGCGGGCTTGGTCTTCAGGAACTCCTTTTCGAGGCGGCCATCGCCAATGGCTACACGGGCCGCACGTTCCGCGACAGCCGCCGCGTGCTCGAGGCCGCCTTCGGGCGTGGCATCGAGGCGGGCATGAGCACCATCGACGTGGGCGGCATCCTGTCCAACGTCGCCAACAAGTTTCTGCTCGAGGGCTTCTTCAGCGTTGAGCGCGTGTGGCGGAGTATCTGCGCGGTCCGCAACGTGTCGGACTTCAAGACCGTCACCAGCTACCGGTTGATCGGCAAGGACCAGTACGAGCAGGTCGCCCCGGGCGGCGAGCTCAAGAACGGCACGCTGGGCGAGGAGACCTACACCAACAAGGCCGACACCTACGGCCTGGTGCTCAACATCGACCGGCGTGACATCATCAACGACGACATGGGCGCGATCACCACCGTGCCCCGCAAGCTCGGCCGCGGGTCGGGCCTGAAGATCAACGACGTCTTCTGGACGGCGTTCATGAACAACGCCGCATTCTTCAGCGCCGGCAACAAGAACTACATCACCGGGGCCGACACGGGGCTGGGCATCGACGGCCTGACCAAGGGCGAGGTCACGTTCATGGACCTCGTGGACTCCGACGGCAAGCCCACGGGCGTGATGCCGGCGATCATGCTGGTGCCGACGGCGCTCTCGGCGATGGGCACGCAGCTCTACAAGAGCGTCGAGCTCCGGGACACGACCGCGAACACCAAGTTCCCCGTCGCCAACCCGCACCAGGGCAAGTTCCGCATCGAGGTCAGCCGCTACCTCTCCAACGCCCTCTACACCGGCAACTCGGCGAAGGCGTGGTACCTCCTTGCTGACCCCAGCGATCTGCCCGTCATCGAGATGGCATTCCTGAACGGGCAGGAGGCACCGACCGTCGAGACTTCCGACGCGGACTTCAACATGCTCGGCATCCGGATGCGTGGGTACCACGACTTCGGCGTCAACCTGCAGGACCCGCGCGGCGGTGTCAAGAGCAAGGGTGAGCCCTGAGGGGGCGAGATCCCCGGCGGCGGTGGCGCAGGGGGCGGAGTCGAACCCGAGTCGTAACCACGGACCCAAGGAGATCAGCAGATGGCTTCAGGACCAGCGAAGTTCGTTCACGAGGGCGCATCCATCGACTACACCCCGGGCTCGGACGTGCTCGTGGGCGCGGTGGTGGTGCAGGCCGAGCTCGTCGGCGTGGCCCAGGCACCCATCAAGAGCGGCCAGCTCGGCTCGCTCGCGGTCGCCGGGGTGTTCGACTTCCCGAAGGTGACGGGCGCGAGCAGCGCCATCTCCGCGGGCACGAACACCTTCTGGGACGCCGGCGCCCAGAACGCGACCAAGAACGCCGCGTCCGGCGCGAACAAGCTGATCGGCAAGACGGTGAAGACCACCGTCGATGCCGACACGGTGGTCCGCGTGCGGATGCTGCAGTAAGGAGTGCACTGTGGGCGATCTGCTCGATCGCGGATCGGCGTTCCTGGATGACCAGCGGCATCGGCACATGACCCGCGCCGTGATCTACCAGCGCGGTGCCGAAGCCAAAGAGGTCCAGGCCACCATCGGGAAGACCGAGTTCGAGCAGGCCGACGACGCGGGGCTTATCCACCGGACGGAGTCACGGGATTACCTGATCCGGACAGCGGACCTGGACCTGGGCGCGGGCCCGATCCAACCCAGGGCGGGCGATCAGGTGAGAGAAACGCAGGGCGAGCAGGTGCTGGTGTACGAGGTCAACGCGCCCGGGGGACAGCCGCCGTGGAGGTACAGCGACCCGTACCGCAGGGTGATGCGGGTTCACACGAAGTTCGTGGGCACGGAGGCGTCATGACGGGGATGAACGGACACAACGGGAGCAACGGCGGCAAGGCCTCGCTGCGGGTTCAGTGGGCCGGGATCGTCGTCACGGTCCTGCTCGCGGCGGGGGCGATGACCGTCCAGTGGGGCGTGGTCACCACCAAGCTCCAGCAGCTGGAGAAGCGCATGGATGAGTTCATCGGAGAGGCCCGGTCCATCCGCGGCGAGTACCAGGCGATGGAGCGGCGCGTTTCCTACCTCGAGGGGAAGGTGGCGGGGTTCGCGGCCACGAAGGGCGGTGCCCCGTGAGCACGATCGCAACCATCGCGGATGCGCTTGCGGCGCACATCAACGCGGGCTCGTTCGGCCAGCCCGTGAATGCGGTGCGGATGTTCCAGCCCGCGTTCACGCTGGAGGACCTCAAGGACCTGCGGGTCACCGTGGTGCCGCGCACCATCGCGATCGCGGCCGCCACCCGCGACAGCAGCACCTTTGAGTGTGTCCTCGATGTGGGGGTCCAGAAGAAGCTGCCCGCGGAGGACGAGGCCGCCGAGATTGACGGGCTGCTCGACCTGGTCGAGGCGATCGCGGATCACGTGCGGCTCACGCGGCTCCCCGATGCACCGGATGCGGCGTGGGTGGGAGTTACCCAGGAGCCGGTCGTCTCGAGCGAATCGCTGGAGCAGCACCGCGTCTTCACGAGTGTGCTGAGTGTCACGTACCGGGTGCGGAGGTAGCCGTGAGGAACTTGATCGCTCTCAAAGTCGATCTCGACACTGCCTACGTGCCCATGTCGGGCACATCGGTGATTGCCACGTTCACGCTCACGGCGGCGCACACCAACACGCAGGACGCCGTTCTCGGAGGCACGGACGGCAAGGAGATTCCGGTAGCGCCCGGTACGCAGTACTACTTCGAGCGGGTTGACCTCTCGAAGATCAAGGTCAAGAGCAAGGCCGGTGAGAGCATGTTCGTAGTCGGCCACAGCGCCGAGTGAAAGGAGTCAGCGATGGCGATCAAACTCGGCATGGAAGCGAAGCTGCTCTTCAAGGTGGGCGGCCAAGCAGGCGGCGGGGCTTGGACAGCGCTGGGCAACACCCGCGACGTGACCCTCAACCTGGAGGCGGGCGAGGCGGACGTGACGACGCGCGCCAACAGCGGCTGGCGAGCGACGGTCGCCACACTCAAGGAGGCCAGCGTCGAGTTCGAGATGATCTGGGACACCGCCGACGCGGGCTTCACCGCCATCAAGAACGCCTTCTTTGGGAACGACCCCATCGGGCTGCAGGTGCTCGACGCGACGGGCGGGCAGGGTCTGCAGGCCGACTTCTCGATCACCAACTTCAGCCGCAACGAGGCCCTCGAGGAGGCGATCACGGTTTCGGTCACCGCCAAGGTGACCTACTCCGCGACGGCACCGTCGTGGATCGGCGGCTGAGGTCGCCACCGACGATGCCACAGGCGTTCATCAGCGGTTCAACCGCCGTGCAACAGGCACGGTGCATGGAGGTGCGAATGCAACAGTTCAAGGACAACGCGGGGCGGAGCTGGACGGTGGACATCAACGTCGCCACGCTCAAGCGGGTGCGCGGCCTCGTCGGCGTGGACCTCATGCAGGTCATCGAGGGATCGCTCATCGAGAAGTTCATCCGCGACCCCGTGCTCCTGTGCGACGTGGTCTACGCGATCTGCAAGCCCGAGGCGGACGCCGCAACCCCCCGGGTGTCCGACGAGGAGTTCGGCACGGCGATGGCCGGCGACGCGATCGAAGCGGCGACCGGCGCCCTGCTGGAGGAGCTCGTGGCTTTCTGCCCGAGCCCGAGGGACCGGGCCAACCTCGGGCGGGTGCTCCAGGCCACGCGGAAAGTCATGGACAGGGCCCGGGATCTTGTGGAGAAGCGGCTGGACAGCGGGGAGCTGGACCGGCTCGCGGAACGACTGCTGCAGAGTGCTGGCGCCTCCTCTGGCAGTGCGCTGGCATCCTCGGAATCGATCCCGGCCCCCTGACGTTCCGCGAGCTCGTGGCCATGCTCGACGGTCGGCAGCGCCACGACTGGTCTATCGCCGCCAGCGTCATGTCGGTCATGGCCAACCTGCAACGCGACCCCAAGCGATCCCGACGGCTCAACCCAAGCGACTTCGACCCGTTCGCCAACCCCCACCAGCACCAGAGGCCCCTCAAGGTCGACGTGTCGGTGCTCAGGGACGTGTTCATCGACGGCAAGTTCCCCTCTCGCGCCAAGGAGACGCACGGATGAAGAACCTGACGACCCGCCACTACGTCTACATCGCCGGCCTGCTGCTGATGGCCCTCGTGCTCGCCTCGTGCGCCGGCTTCGACCTGGGCGACATCGTCAAGGTCAAGACGCCCAACACGATCCAGCAGACCACGGGCCTGCCGTCGACGCTGAGCCTCAACGAGGCGGAGGTCGAGTACCAGAACTGGTTCAACGGAACGCAGACCACGGGCGCGCAGTGGAAGAACAACATCGAGAAGGCCGGCGAGCTGCGCGGCCTCTTCAGCCAACTGACGCTCTCGGCGCTCGACACGGTCGGCCCCACCGTCGCGGGCCTGCCCGTGCTCGGCCCGGCGCTTCCCGCGCTCACGGGCATCGTGGGCCTGTTCATCGGATCGGGCCGCCTCCGCAAGGAGAAGGAAGCGTCGTTCAACAAGGGCCTGGAAAAGGGCAGCAGCATGGCCGGCGAGGCCTGAAGCCACCGCGCAAAGGAGAAGAGTCATGCAGATCGTCCCGGGTCGCTTCGTCCGCGTCCCCAACAAGCCGCCCTACCAGCACCCCGCCGCCAGCCCGGATTACTTCGCCACGCGTGGCGAGGTGGTCTGCGGCGGCACGCGCGCGGAGGTCGACCTGCTCTTTACGCCCACGGAAGTCCGTCGTGCCGCGCACCGAGCACAGCGGAATCGCGAGGACATCCCACCCGCGCGGCGGCGCTCACTCCTGGCCTTCCTTGAACGGCTCCTCGGAGGCGCAGGGGCGTGATCACCATGCGGATCAAGGACATGTTCTTCGACCGCCACGTCGTCATGGCCGCGGTGGACAACGCCAAGCGGAAGGTGCTCAGCAAGGCCGGGGCGTTCATCCGCACGGCGGCCAAGACCAGCATCCGCAAGCGGAAGAAGTCCGCACCTCCGGGATCGCCGCCGCACTCGCACGAGGGGAGCCTGCGACGGCTGATCCTCTTCGGGTACGACAAGGCCGCCGACTCCGTGGTCGTTGGTCCCGTTGGGTTCAAGAAGAGCACCCCCCACCCCGCCCCCAACGTGCTGGAGTACGGCGGCGAAACCGTCGTTCTGTCACGGAGGGGTGGCAAGCTCACGTCGCGGAAGGTGAAGATCGCGCCCCGGCCCTACATGGCCCCGGCGCTGGAGAAGGAACGCCCGCGACTGCCGCTCCTGTGGCGGAACTCGATCAGGAAGGGTGGTTGACCGTGGCCGATACACGTGGCATCCGAGCCGGACGGGCCTTCGTTGAGCTGGGCGTCAGCGACAAGATGTCGGCTGGACTGAAGGCCGCCCAGCGGAAGCTCGAAGCTTTCGGCGCGGGCCTGCGCTCCATTGGCACCAGGATGGCGGGCATCGGCGTGGCGGCGATCACGGCGCTGCTCGGAACGGCCAAGGTGTTCTCCAACACCGGGGATGTCTTGGACAAGATGAGCATCCGGACCGGGGTGAGCGTCGAGGCGTTGTCGGAGCTCGGCTACGCGGCCGAACTCTCCGGTGCGGACCTGGAGACGCTCGAGTCCGGCGTGCGGATCATGCAGCGCACGCTGGGCGAAGTGGCCCAGGGAACGAGCACGGCGGTGGAGGCGATCGACCGGCTCGGCCTGAGCGCCGCGCAGCTGGCGGGGCTCTCGCCCGAACAGCAGTTCAAGGTTCTGGCGGAGCGGATCTCCAAGGTCGAGGATCCGACGCTTCGGGCCGCCATCGCGATGGAAGTCTTCGGCAAGGCCGGGACCAAACTGCTGCCGCTCATGGCCGACGGGGCCGCGGGCATCAACGAGATGCAGGAACAGGCCCGCAAGCTCGGCCTTACCGTGAGCACGGAAACCGCCCGTGACGCGGCGGAACTCAACGACGCCCTCGGCACACTCTGGAAGGTGCTCAAACAGGGCGTGTTCACGATCGGCGGGGCGCTCGCGCCCACGATCAAGGAACTCACCGAGCGGATCACCCGGGTGGTCGTCAGCGCGACGGCGTGGCTCAAGGAGAACAAGGAACTGGTGGTGTGGGCCCTCAAGGTCGCCACGGCCGTGGCCGTCACCGGCATCGCCATCATCGCTCTGGGGTACACCATCTCGGGGATCGGGGCCGCCCTGGGCCTCGTGGCCGGGATCATCGGTGGCATCGGCACGGCCTTTGGTCTGATCGGGGCCGCGATCGCCGCGGTCCTCTCGCCTGTGGGGCTGGCCATCGCCGCGATCGTGGCGCTGGGCGGCGTGCTGCTGGTCACCACCGGTGCGGGGGGCAAGGCCCTCGCGTGGCTCGGCGATCGATTCACGGAGCTGCGGGACTGGGCGGGCAAAGTCGTGGGCGGCATCTCCGACGCCCTCGCTGCCGGTGACATCGCCCTGGCGGCGGAGGTCCTTTGGCTTTCTCTCAAGGTCATCTGGCAGCAGGGCGTGGCGGCGCTGAACAAGGCGTGGCTCGGGGCCAAGGAGTTCTTCGTCTCCACCGCGTACTCCATGTGGTACGGGGCGCTGGCCGCCGCGGAGATCGTGTTCCACGCCCTGGAGGTCGGGTGGATCGAGACGGTCGCGTTCCTCTCCAAGACCTGGACCAACTTCGCCACGGGCTTCCAGATGATCTGGGAGGAGGCGTCGTCCTGGGTCGCCAAGCGGATGCTGGAAATCCAGGGGCTGTTCGATTCCGGGCTGGACGTGGACGCCGCGAAGAAGGCGGTGGACCAGCAACTCGAATCGCGTCTCGTCGAACTGGAGGACGCCGCCCAGCGCGACGTGACCGCACGGGAGCGACGCCGCACCGCCGAGCGTGAGCAGGCCGCTGCAATTCACGAGGCGACTCTCTCGGCCATCGGCCAGGATTTCGAGAACGCGCAGGAAGCCCTGCGCAAGGACACCGAGGCGGGGATCGCCGAGTCGCAGGCCGCACTCAACGCGGCGAAGGAGCGACTCGCCGCGGCGATCGAGCAGGCCCGCCAGAAGCGAGAGGCGGCGGATGCCGAGCGCGGGCCATCCCGATCTCCCCGAGACCTCGTGGCCGAGTTCGACGAGCGCATCGCGGGTCTGGGCGACCTGCTGGCCAAGGGGATCAGCGTGCGCGGCACGTTCAACGCGGCCGGAGCAGCGGGCCTGGGCGGCGGCGACGCGGCCGAGCGTACCGCGCGTGCGAGCGAGCAGACGGCGAAGAACACCAAGCGTCTCGTGGACGCCGTGGGTACGGGCGGGCTGGCGTTCACCTGAATGGAGTGACCGGTGCCGATCGAGGTGCGTGAGAAGTTCGATTCGCGGCGGCTCACCAAGGGGCAGAACCCCTCGGCGGAGCTGGCGTTCATCGTTCTCGGCACCGACGACGCGATCGCCGCGCGGGATGCGCTGGAGGATGGGTCAGATGAGACGTTCGCGGGACTGCCCCGCCAGAGTATTTCCGTCGAACCCATCGGCCCGGAGTTGTGGGATGGAACGGTCCGCTACGGACAGAGCTCCGGAGGAGGCGTCACGCCCGGCGGCGAGGCGGTGTACTCGTTCGACACCGGCGGGGGCACCCAGCACATCACGCAGTCGCGGGCGACGGTGCATCGCTATCCCGCGCCTGGCGTCGGGGCCGCTCCCGACTTCAAGGGCGCGGTCGGCGTCAGCGCCGACGGTGTCGAGGGTGTGGACATCACGGTGCCGGTGTTCAACTTCACCGAGAC